ACAGTACGACCCGCTATTGGACGAGGACGTTGTTACGCTTATTGAAAGCGATTCGTACACAGCCCGCCCGGTTACGGTACCCGGTTGGGACTTGAGTACGATTGCCGCCGCGCGCGTTGTGGAAGGCGCTTTCCATTCGTATGCCACAACGCCCAGCGCCGCGAAAGTGATGCTTAACGCCTTTCCGTATCGCGTTGCAATGGACGCCTCGTTTGAATGGGAAAACGATAGTTTCGCATCCGGCATGGACTTATTTGTATTGGCCTTTGCATTCGCATTCGCGCGCGGTATCGGCGCGGATCTGATTAACGGCAACGGGTCGACCGGCCCTACTGGACAACCAAGGGGCATTCTTACCGGGGCCGCCGTTTCCGGGGTTTCACTTGACCCGACGATTACGAACGATGTTTCCAATACCTTGAACGACGCGTTTCAGGACGCATATTTCTCGGTTAACCGTGCGTACCGGGCAATGCCCAAGTGCGGTTGGGTTATGAGCGACACAACGTACCAATGGGTACGTAAGCTGACAGACAAGAATGGCCGCCCACTACTCAACATTAAGGCGGACAAAGAAGAACTCATGGGTAAGCCTGTGTTTGTATCGCCCAGCCTGCCCAGCTACGCTGCCAGCCCAAGCACGGTTGGTAAGATCATTTTCGGCGACCTGAGCCATTTCGTTGTGCGAATCAGCCAAGCACAGATTGGCCGCTACTTGCAAACAGCGAACGGTAGCGGCGCGGATTTTGGCAAAGAACTTTTCGTTGGACGCATGCGTGCGGATTGCAACGTGCTTGACCCAACTGGCGGCAGTACGCCAGCCATTGTTTCTATCGACGTGCAACCGTAACACGCGGTTGTATTGTTGACAACGACCTTCTGAGCCGGGCGTTTTAGTCGCCCGGCAAGACCGCCCTGCATGTAGCGGGTAGGGCAACCCCGGCAGTACGGCGTAACCCTCCGTTAAAGGGAAATCCAAGCCCGGTATTACCGGGGAAAGAGAAAAACCATGTCCAAACTGAAAGAGCTCCGCGAACAGCGGCGCAAGGTTTACGAACAATCTGTTGAAGTTATGAAGCTCGAGCTGACCCCGGAAAACCGGACCAAGCTCGCGGCTATGCACGGCGAAGTCGAGCAGCTTGGCAACGACATTAAAATGATCGAGCGTCAGGATGCGCTCGAAGCTGAAATGCGTGCCTCTGCAAACGACCCGACCGGCAAAAACGTTGGCGGCAGCGGCGATAATCGCTCTGCCGACGACATCAAGAAAGAGTATCGTGGCGCGTTTATGGAATACCTGACGCGCGGCGATGCGGCACGCAACCCCAAGGGTAGCGTGCTCGGCGGGACCACAGAATCACGGTTGGAAGTTCTCAACAACGTGATGCGTGATTTCCGCAAGTGCCAAACCCGTGAGCAGCGCGACCAGCTCGCTGGCACGCAAGCGATTACGTACACCGAAGGCGCGGCGGGCGGTTATTTCGTGCCTGCCGGTTTCGTGTACGACGTCGAACAGGCCACCAAGTTTTACGCACAGTTGCTCGACGGCCAAACCGTGCGCGTGATGGAAACGGCAACCGGAAACGTGCTGCCGTATCCGACCAGCAACGATACCAACCAAGCGTGGACTATCGTTGGCGAAGCCCAGCAAGTGACGGATCAGGGCTCAAGCGCTAACTATCCCACGCCCGGCACCGCGCCAAGCGGTCAGCCCGGAAACGTGCTGCTCAGCCAGATTCAGTTTAACGCCTATAAGGGCACGACCGGCCTTATCCGCGTTTCGCTGGAACTGCTTCAGGATTCTGCTTTCAATATCGAGAATTTCCTGATCGAGCAGTTTGCGACTCGGTTGGGCCGTGGTTACGAGTACTACCTGACCCACGGCACTGGCGGCGGCGTACAGCCGACCGGCATTCTGCCCGCAATCGCTGCATCCGGCGCAACCCCGGTTACGGCGGCAGGCAGCTCTGCCAACGACGGCTCGGCGAATACCGGCGCGAACAGCATCGGTTACGCTGACATCATCAACCTGATTCACAGTGTTGACCCGACTTACCGGCGAAATGCGAAGCTCATGTTCCATGATACAACGCTTCGCTTCCTCAAGACGTTGCTGGACAAGTTTGGGCGACCCCTGTGGGTCCCCGGCGTTGACAAGGATGAACCGGATACGCTCTGCGGTTACCAGTACGTAATCAACCAGAGCTTTCCGTCCATCGCAGCCAGCGCGACGACTGTTGCATTCGGCCAGTGGAGCAAGTATATGGTTCGCAAAGTTCGCGACCTGCAAGTGCTTCGCTTGGACGAACGTTTTGCGGATTTTGGCGAAGTTGCCTATATCGGCTTTAGCCGGTTGGACGCCAACCTGCTCGACGCCGGTACGCACCCGCTCAACGTGCTCGTGCAACACAGCTAAACAATGGGGCCGGTAGCGCAACCATCGGGGCGGTTGGAAACAACCGCCCTACTTTTTCTTCTTGTGAGGGAGAAAACTATGCAACCGATTTGCGTACGCATTAAAGGCACGGGTCAAATTATTCCGGACATGGTTCCGTCGCGGGCCTATCAAATGATCGCCGACGGCATGGCTGAAAAGGTTGTGCGTACTGGCGTGCAAGGCGAGCCGCTTGAGGGGAATTTTACGACCAGCGGCGTTGCCAATGTGGACCTCGGCCCACAGCCCGGCGAAAAGGAAAAGGAAGCCGCTGAAGCCGCTGCTAAGAAAGCCAGCGCGGATACCGGGCGGCAAGCCCATACTGCCGTAAGGGAAACGGCAGCGCGCCCCGGCGCGCCGCAAACCGCCATGCTTGGCGGCGCTGTTGGCCGTGTAACGCACGCGGCGCGCGAAAAGTTTGCTGAAGTATTTGGCAATATCTAACCGTAAGGAGCACGAACATGACAATGACTACCCGTGGCGTTCGCCCGGCAGCAATTGAAAAACGCGATGCGTCCGACAATGGTCCAGTCGGCGGCGGTATCGTGGACACAGAATCGAACGGACAGCCAAGCACTGACGCGGGCGTTTCGACCCAAAGCCCTGCTTCACTGAAGCAGCCGACAGGTCCGACGACCGTTGCAACCATCAAGCAGTAAGCGACGTAAATCCGGCATGCCGGAATTACAGCGGCCCCGCTTGTTTATAATTCCACTTGTAACACGCCGCTGTCTCTCTGGCGTGCCGTTAAAGTAACTGGCACGACCGGAGGAGCACGCACGTGGCATCGTTGACAATTGAAACGCCCGCCGCTGTCGCCCCTGTGTTGCTACAGGAGGCGAAAGATTTCTGTCGTGTATCCTTAACCGACGACGATTGGCTCTTTACTGAGATGATCGACGCCGCAACGGATATGTGCGAAAGCTGGTGCAACCGTTCCTTTGTCAACAAGGGCTTCATTCAGGGCTTGGATTCATTTCCGTATTTCGTGGATACGGTTATGAGCCAAATGGCGTACCCGCCCAGCTATTACGCGCTGCCGCGCTATTCAACCACGCTGTGGAATTACTCACAGATGATTAAGTTGTTCCGCCCGCCGCTGGTTTCGGTTGATCGCATTTCGTATCTGGCCTCCAGCGACAGCCAATGGCACGACCTTACGCCGATTCCGCCCGTGTGGTATCCCGGCAAGGCGGTTACGGCAAGCCCTGTCTATCAGGTAACGGACGGCAACGGGAATATCCAAACGTGCATTACGCCGGGCACAACGGACCATCACCCACCGAATAGCAAGCTCACAACGCCGCCCAAGACTTGGTTGCCCACGTGGGGATTGGACGAGGACGATGTAACGACGGAAAATACCGGCGTGCAATGGGTGAATTCTGGCCGCGCCAACTACCGGCCCGGACCTGAGAATCAATTCGGGACGTACATGACGGATACCTTGAGCGAACCCGCGCGGTTGTTTCCGGGGCCGCCCGGCGCGTTCTGGCCGCAAGTGTTGTACGCCAATCAAGCCGTGCAAATTCACTTTACGGCAGGGTACGGGCCGGACAATACGTACGTGCCTGCCGGTATCAAGATGGCGATCAAGCAACTGCTCGCGGGCTGGTACGAAAACCGAGAAAGTATGATGCCCGGTAACTGGGGCGAACTGCCGAATCACATCAAGATGCTTATGTGGCGTTTCCGTAT